TGAACCGGTAGCAATTCCAACACCAGGTGGTGTGTAAGCCACAAGAAACATGCCCAACATAGTTGGATCTGTGTTCCAGGTGAGCTTGATGTTGAAGGTACCTGTGAAACCCATGAAACCACGCAGTTTGTCAAGAGTTGGCATCGAATTGATGATATCGGCGAGAGGCTTGATGTAGTGGGTCTCTTGCTTATAAGCACCGAATCGATGATATCGAGACAAAATGTCAGTAATGTGTTTCATATCGGAATCAGGCATCGATGGAGCAAATGGAGTGCTGAAGGAATCTTGATTTGAAACATTTCTTTCAGTCGTACCAAATTCAGTGAATCCAGTGACATCTTGATTTATTTCAAGAATAGATCCAACAAATGCATCTTCATTGACAGCGTCATTAATTTGTGAGTGTGTGTTTGTGTTTGTGTGTGTGTTTGTATTTGTGTTTGCAGGCTTTATTTACATCCTATGTCGCTCAGCCTATAGCTTGTAGGATTGAATCAACCTTGTTTAGAGGATTGCTCATGAGTGTGGTTTCCTAAATAGGCACTCTATTTCCCAACTCAATGGACGGTCTATTGATTCATTTGACCTGTAGTTTAATGCCTTCGGGCGGGGGTTTGAGTTCACGTCCAGTTGAGTTCCGGCAGATTTGTCAAGAGCGTGTTGTCGCGCACCATTAGACGATAATCATGATAGTCTTGGCTTACGAGTGTAAGTTCATATTCGTCACCACAAACCATTTTGATTCTCCGGACATAATTGTCGAACGTGTCAACATCATGCAATGCCAGTTCTGCAAAAGCTGCTCGAGCGTTTTGTTCAATTACTCGCTCTTCAAATATTGTGGTGCCATGGATCCAATTGAAACATTCAAGGATTGATGGAATTTTGAGAGGAGCCATCCATATGCGATTGTCAGCGTCGAAAGCAAAACCGCGCTTCAAGAAGTAACATTTGTCGAGAGGCTTGAAACCTGTCATTGTTCCAGTCTTTTCTTCATCTGTATAGATCATGCCAAATGTTGCAAAAGCTCGAGTCATCGATTCTTGATTGAACCAAGATGAAACTCGTGATGAGATATTCAAAAGATTATCGTCACCATAAGCAACCATTGAAACACAATCATTGAATTCCTCATCTCCCGGTCGTTCGGTATAGAATGTGACACGACACGCAATCGAA